CTCCGAACGGTCGGCGGAAAAATACCGGGTTAAACTCTCTTTTATCCGGGCTAATATTTCGTCCCCGTTCGGCTCAAAAGCCGCTTTTATTTTTTCTTGACGTCTTAACGCAAATCGCATAGGCATTTGTTTTAATAGGTTCTTAATTCCCCGTCCATCGGTAACGGTGCGCCCGGTAAACCAACCGGAATACGGGTATAATGTAACCGGGGAACCCCGGAACGTAAATTGTAAGGTGTGGCGTTTGACCTCCGTAACCGGATAACCCAACGCCGTTATTTGGTTCCGTGCGTATTCCATGCGCTTTGGTTCTAATTCCTTTTGTTTTTCAATATCTAATCGTCCCATAATTCACTAAAATAATGTATTGTTTTGCCCGGTATCAATTCCCCGGTTTTTTTATTCTTTCGTCCCGGTTTAAATGGCTGTGGAATACGGTTTTGCAACTCCATTAATTCCGTCCATGTTTCCGGCAAATATCGTTTAATGTTTTGTAACTCCTTTAAATTCTTATTGCGGCAAATTCGACAACTAACCCGGTCTAATATTTCATATAATCGGACGCCGTTTTGTTCCCAATAAATACCCCGGTCGTAACAATATTGTAAGGCTTGTGCCTCTGTTATACCCATTTCAACCAACGGTAATACTTTGTTTTCCCGGCGTTCTTTTTCGATACGTTCCGTTTCGTCGGCGGCAATAGCCACATAATCCCAATTATCGCCAATATAATTTTTTAAAGCACGCAATTTCAATGTTGTACCCCAACGACAATTGCCGCCGCACCAACCATAACCGTATTTATGAACTATTTTTGTACCTTTTTTACAAACGGGCTTTTCAAACATATAATAATAAAATGGTTTGTCTATTTCTAATTCGGTGTACTTAATACCTCGTTCGGCTAATATAGGCAATATCATATCCCGCACACTATAAATTGCGTCAAATTCAACCCCTATATTGAAAAATACAACTTCATCAATTGGCAATCCTTTATCTATCCCCAATAATAACATTGCTACACTATCTTTCCCAAAAGATACCGAATAAATATGTTTTCTTTCCATCATACAATTACTCTACAAAATTTATAATATTGGTCGTGTCGGCTCTCAACTTGACAAAGCAACCCAATATCGTTGCCATCTAACAATAGGTTCAACACATCGCCGGGATTGTGCCGGGTATAAAGCAAAAATAACCCGCCGTTTGCATTTTGGATTATCTTATACATTTCTTGACTTAATCGGTAACGCTTTGTTTTATTCATCGCTCTAAATGATTATGCCGGGGGATTGCGCCCCCGGCTTGGTTATTACTGCAAATACGCAATTGCGTTTAATCTCTCTTTTTCCTTTTTCGCATATTCAACATTTCGGGCAATCCATTGTTCGGCGGGGTTCTCGGCAATCCATTGTTTACGATAATCCGGTGTGAAATAAGCAACCATTTTTTTGTATGCCTTTTCCGGGTTCGCCAATATTTCCGCTGTATGGCTTAACCGTTTGCCGTGGTCGCCTTTGCCGATTAAATCCAAACGCCCAAAATAAAACGACCCGTCGGCGGTACACGCCACATATTCACGGGCGGACGTTCTTTTTGAAACAATCGCTTTACTATCGACGTCAATAACTTGGTACTCGTATTTCTTTCCCTTTACTTTCTTAACTAAAATGTACTTTGCCATGATTGAAAATTTATATTGTTCTGGGGAAAACGCCCCGTCGTTGTTTACTGATAATAGAAAGTGATTTTAACGCCTCGGCGTAATTTGCAAACCTCTTTGTCGCCGTAACAATTGAAAGCACGTTTTAATAAGCGATTGACTAACTTAATATCGCCGACAATCTTTATTAAACCGGACACGCCAACCAATACATTAACCTTTTTGCCGTTTACAATTCCGTTTACCTTGATTTTGAAATTGCGGTTAATCTCTTTTGTTGTGTAATCTAATCCGTTATAAATGCTTTGAGTATTCATTGTTTCGCTCTCTATTTTCCGGGAAAACGCCCGGTCGTTCTTGCTTGATGATGCAAATATACAACCTTTATTTTAATTACCAAAGGTTTTATCTTTTATTTTTCAATTTTTATTCGATAATGTATGCCTTTATATGGCTTACCTGTATCAACAGCCTTTTTTATTAGCGTTCTATCAAATCCTTTTTTTTGTGCATCCTTGTAATTTAAGAACTCAACACATACTTTGCCATCATATCCGACGCCCTCAATTGGAAAATTGTATTTTGTCTTATTCCTTATCGCTAATTCGTAATTCATATTTTCCTTTTGCGTACACCAGCGCAAATTTTCAACAAAGTTATGATAACGCACTCCGTCGATATGGTCAACGTATGGTTTATTGTCCGGATTGGGGATGAAAGCATTTGCAACCAATCGGCTAATTTGTTTTGTCTTACTCTTTCCGTTTTTACTTAATGATACGGTTAAACCGTTACTAATAGTTTTTGCGGGACAAAGTATTGCTTTTTTCCTTACCGTCATTATTCGACCGTATGAACTAACCTTATATAATCCCTCATAACCTTTAATGTCTTTCCAATTCTCCATAAATTATATTTTAGTATTTTGATAGTGCAAATATAAGAAGTTTTATTTTTATTTCTCATACTATCGGCATACTAATATTATTTTCTTGGAATTTTCGATTTAAGCGGATTTTGCAAGCGGGACGGGTAAATTATCCACTTTGAAATAAAATGCCCGGAAACGGGCTAAAAATGGCTCAATAGAAAAAGGGATTGCAACGTCATTGTTACAACCCCTTATGTCTATTATATGTATTCCCAATTATAACCCTTATGTTTTTTCATACGTCCTTTACAACATCTAATTATCAATGTATCGTTAAACCCATCTTTTTTGGCTAAATGGATAGATTGGTATGTTTTGAGGCAAATTCCGTTTTTCATCATCTTAACGGGTTTTGAATTTGGATGCAATACCCCCTTTTTACCTTGCATATTTTTTGCGTTATTTTCGCTCAATCGCTTTTTCGTAATAGGATTATTATTGTTTTCCAAATATGTAACCCAACGCAAATTATCTGCATGGTTATTGGTTCGGTCGCCGTCGATATGGTCGATACATGGTTTGTTGTCCGGGTTCGGAATGAAAGCCGCCGCAACTAATCTATGTAATCGAAACGTTTTGCGCATCCCATTACATAAAGCAACGGTTTTATATCTATTCCCGGAACCGCATATTTTCAAAACTAATTGTTTCTTAATAGATTTTACACGCCCGTAATTACTCACTTTATATAACCCTACATATCCGGGTATATCTTTCCATATTTCCATTATACAACCATTTAAGTAAGCAACCAAAAGAGAAACGGGGAAAAGTGGTTGCATCTTTTTTCATTCGGTAGCTACTCCGAACTATCCCCGTTTTTGCAAAGATAGTTATTTTTCTATGGTTATAACTTCAAACCCGGTAATTTTTGAATTTGGATTTTTTGAAACAATATCAAATTCACGGTTTTTTATCCGTTTTGTTTTCCATAAAAAACCTAACCAACGCTTATATTGCACACTTTCCGTTATTAAAAGGCTATCCCGTGTTATAATTTTGCCCGAAAACGTATTATTTATAATACATCCGTCAAAGTCAACCCATTTGTCGGAATACTCAATACAACGTAATACGGTCGTAACCGTGTCGCCGGGCAAATATACAATACTATCCCGGACGTTCGCCCGTAATTCGTTTATCGTTTCCATTTGTGCCGTCGTAACCCTTTGTAAATCCCGGTTTTTTGTCTGCAACGATTTGATTAACGCCGCATCATCCGCCCGGTACTTTTTATATTCGGATAATTTCAACTCCAAATTTCCAACCTTTGCGGCATTCAAACTATCCTTTGTTTGATAGGTTCGGACGTCCTGCAACAACGTTTCGGTATTGCTCCGGTATTTGTCCCGTTCCTCGGTCAACCTCATTATTTTGACGTGTTGCACCCAAAAGGCGGCGGCAACCGCCAAAATGATTGCCGCCCAAATCAAATACTTTTTCATAACGTCAATACCCTTTTAATTGCGGCAACGTGCATATTGGCGATACGTTCCCGCCCGTCGTCGCTCATTATGAAACGGCAATCTTTTTCGGTATCCATGAAAAAGTTTT